ATCTGTCCGCACTCAACCTAGCCTTATCAGGCGCCCAGTTGGCGAACACGACAACATGCGGAACAGCATACACACGCATTCCACTATCATACTTCGTATTGAAGTACACTCCATTCTTGATACTCTCAAGCACTTCGTAGTTGAAGTGCTCCTGCTGACTACGTGTCAGATCAAAGATCACCACTCTCTCACCGCGATAAGCGTACTTAATGTCCGCACTCTTTCCATTTTCAAACCGGATAGCGTCCTTGTTGGCGATAAGCCATTTGCTCAGGTAGGTCTTTCCGCTATTTCCGATAGGATCCGTCACCCAGATAACCTTTCGAGGGTCAGGGTCAGCGTTCACCTCCTCAAGTAGGGCTCTCTGCCAGTTCTTCGCAAGTGGGTCACCCAGTGACTCTCGAACCACTTGAACCTGCTTAGACTTGCTCTTAGCTGCCGCAAGCTCCTCAACAATCCTCTGACGCAAGGCGTAGGTCTCGATGAAGTCCTTATCATCTGATAACGCCGATAAGCCTCCTGCGTCTGCAAGTTTATCTGCCGCTGCAATGATGCGCTCATACGAGCAATTACCGCCTCCTGCCTCCGTACCGCCGCTTCTAGGATGCCCAAGTTCCAGAAAGATATCGTTGTCCTTAGACACGTATTTATTGTTTTGTTCGTCAGTGCCACGAGCCACCTCGAGATGGACTTTAGCACCAACGTATTTCTTGACCTGTCCCAGCCGCAGTCTCTGCCGAAAATGGATGAAGCCCTGGAGATGCGGCGTTCCAGAATCACCAACTTCCTTCCCAATCTTTGCGTACTCGCAGACATCCGCCTTAATGTTCTTACGGATGAGGTCAAGGTCGGCATCTTGGTAGTTGTTCAGAGTAAAACACCAGCGCTTCGCCGCTCCGTTTGCTTTTGTAGTCTTAGGCATGATGATGTCAGCACAGAAGCGGGGTACAGTATTACCCCCGCTTCTGGTACACGGTACATATATACCCTTAAGCCCCGCCCCCACGCTACCGCTCAACCAATCAACCCTCACCGATAACCTAGATAAAGACGCGCTCAGCGAAGCACTCGCCAGTCCGAACCTGTCCTGCAAGATAACAACATGTATAAGCGTCGTATGCCACAGTACTTCAAGTCCAAGCGTCGCCGCTTCGGCACTAGGTCAAGGGCCACTCGTAGATTCTGGCCCACCGGAAGACGCCTCTTCAAGAGGCCCACTCGAAGATATGTCCGCACTTCACGTGGCGGCCGAATGAGGTCAAGGATGGCCAAGGGCTTCCTCAAAGTGGTCTGGAGATTAGCTCAACAATCTCTTCAGCCTGCCACCGGCGACTCAAGTGTCGCCTGCACCACGGGGGTCAATGTCAACACTATCAGTTCCCACCCCCAGTTTGCCGCCTTCAAGGCCCTCTACCGCGAGTTCAAGATCGCCACTATCATTGATAAGTACAGGATAGAGAAGTCAAGTGAGGTACTTACCGACACTTCAGATGCAGACATCACCCACTGGTCTAAGTGGGACCCTACCTGTCGCGGCAGAACAATGGACCTGGTCAACATGAGGGCCTCTCCAACAGCCAAGTGGCGCATTATCAAACCCTTTGGGGTCACGACCTCCAGATTGCGCCCTGTTTATCAAGACTGGGGAGATAGCAGTGACGTCACGCGCACCGGCATCCGGAAGGTAGATAACCCCTGGCGTGACCTTGGCGGCACTATCCCTGATGACGTCAGCGAAAATGGGACCATGCACCTCTTCACAGGCACTCAACGCACTGGGAGCGGCCCCTCCCCCTGGTCTATCGTGCGGGAGCAGACCGTTATCTTCTACTTGAGATACCGCCATGATGGGGCCGCGTATGCATAGATAAGAAAGACAGACAAGTCCAGACAAGAAAACACTTGAACTCATTGTTATCGGTACCCTAGTACTGGTTGACCCAGTTAATTTATTGGCAATAAATCCCACATGGGCTGATTATAACAAAAGCAATTCATTCGTATCCAAATCCGTGAGGGTCTAACCTTTCTGCCTCTTCCCACGCTCTCTCGAGAATGTCAATGTCAAGCGTTTCTGCCTCTCTCTCATCATTCGGCATCACACACACACTGTACTCATCCTCACTGTCAATCTCAATCACCTCTATCTTCACCTTCCTCTTTTCACACATGGACATCAAACATTGAGACCAACGGTTCTCATCCTCACTCAAGTACCACTCATCCCATCTGTCCGCACTCAACCTAGCCTTATCAGGCGCCCAGTTGGCGAACACGACAACATGCGGAACAGCATACACACGCAT